TAGCCCGGATCGCGGTCCGCGGTCCCTTGCAAAAGCCGCCGTGCCCCTTCAAGACAGGCCATCCGGAGAGATGGCCGAGTGGCTTAAGGCGCACGCTTGGAAAGCGTGTGTGCGGGAAACCGTACCGTGGGTTCGAATCCCACTCTCTCCGCCAGCTTGGCCGCAGCCCTCTATTCTCTGCACGAGGTTGTTGGCAATAAGCCCAGTATTAGCAGCCATTTCTGATTTGAACTCCGGACTCCTAATCGACAGTGTCGGCTGATTCTTCTCCGAATGGCTCATTTCTCTCCGGAGCTCTGGACTCCGCGAATTCGGTACGGTTCTCGAAATTCGAGTGTTTCGAGATGCTTATGAACTCTAACGAAATGGGGTTCTGTAGCTCCTCTCGAACAGGCAAGAGCATCCGATTTCGAAATCGCGATATCGAGATTCGAATCCTTGCCCCAGCCAGCCAGTCTGGCACTTAGAGACTTTACCCGTCGAATTGATCTCACGGATCCACTGGTCGGCGGGAGACCGAGGCGTCAGAGTCGCCAATTGCGATTGATGGATCCGGGCATCTCGACGGGGCGGCGTCGCCCTTGACGTATGCGGGGGACGGGAGCGGCGGCTACGGCCGATAGTTGGGGTTCCGTAGATGCGACTCTAGTCCCTGAAAAAACGAGTCCTTTTCCGCGCGAATAAGCGGGGGAAGCGCCCGGGAACCCTTGTTTTCGGAACCAGCGATCGCCACGATGCTCCCGCGATTCGCTCAACCGCAGGTACACGCATGGCTGAGGATGCTCCGGATTACGCGACCTGGCTGCCGGTGATCGGCAGGAGCTTGGCGTACCTGTGTCTCGACATCGCGCGCAGGCGCGACCGGGACAAGTTCAAGGAAGTCCTCGACAAGGTGAAGTTCCTGGAAGGTCTCGGGCTGCCACAGGACGCCGCCGCCGAAGCTGCCGGGTCAACCGCTGAATCGGTGCGCGTGGCCAGGTACAACAAATCGAAGGCGAAAAAGAATGCCAAGAAAGCCGGCAAGAAAGGCGCGCGCGGCGGCCGCTGACGAGAACGCCGAGAGCGGGACGACGACGCTCGACAAGATCGCCGGCGTGCTGGCGCTGCTCTACGTCAAGGATGTCGAGGACAAGGATTCGGCGGCGCTGAAGCTCGACGCGATCGGCTTCACCGCCCGAGAGATCGCGGCGCTGCTCGACGTCGGCACGAACTACGTCAACGTCGCCCGTCACCGGAAGAACAAGAAGTAGTGGCGAAGATCAACCAGGACCTGATCGAGCGCCTCAAGCTGCATCTCGGCGTCGCGCAGAACGCGGTCTACACGCGCATCCAGCGCATCGTGAACGAGACCGCTTTAGAGCGCCCGCAGGCCGCCTTGCTGCTCGGCATGCGTGAAGGTGTCAACGTCAACAAATACTCGACGCCGGCGGAGCGCGCCGAAGTCCGCGGGTTCATGGGCGGAGCCAGCGGCTCGCGCTGGGATCCGGAGCAGAACCGCGAGCAGCCGACGGGAGCGTCGACCGCGCGCCGTGCCGCGCCGTCGAAACACAAGCCGGCGAAGAAAAAGAAGCGCCGCACCAAGGACAACACCGTCTTCGTCGTGCACGGCCGCGACGACGCCCTGCGCAGGTCTATGTTCGACTTCCTTCGGGCGCTCGGCCTGGCGCCCCAGGAATGGCAGCAGGCTCTCGCGGCGGCGAAGGGCAACAACCCTTACGTCGGCAACGTCATCGACGAGGTCATGGATCAGGCGCAGGCGGTGGCCGTGATGCTGTCGCCTGACGACTGGGTGAGGTTGAAGGAGCAATTCTGCTCGAAGGACGAGATGCGGACCGAGGGGCACGAGCAGGGACAGGCGCGCCCGAACGTGCTGTTCGAGGCCGGTATGGCGATGGCGCGCCACGCGGAGAAGGTGATGGTGCGCGTCGGCCGGGTGAAGCCGTTCTCCGACGTGTTCGGCCGACACATCCCCGCGCTCGGCGATGACTTCGACAGCCGCAACGACTTCGCCAACCGACTGGTGAAGGCGGGATGCAAGGTGAACAGGGTCGGCACGGACTGGGCGAAGGCCGGCACGTTCACGCCGACGGAGCAGAAGCCGGCAAACAAGGCGAAGCGCCGATAGGGAGGGCAGGATTTGCATGCAGGCCGTCCACTCCGACCTCGAGAACGTCGTCCGCCCGGCGCTAAGGAACTACGTGGCCGCAGAGAAGGCGCTCGACCGGGCGAACGATTCCAAGGACCAGATCGCGATCGACACCGCCCGCGGCGAGGTGATGCGGACGGCACGCACCGCCGCCACCGAGCTACATCACCTGGCCGACGTCGTGCTGGTCGACACCGCGCCACGGTTCGCCGACCTCGTCGCCGTTCGGCAGGCGATCCGTGCCGCCTGCGTGTTCGACCGCGGCCCGATGGCCGGCCCCGACACCGACCTGCTGCATGACGCCGCCGACGCGTTCAAGCATTTCGTCCTCACTCGGCCGAGCGCGACCATCACTGGCGCCGCCGCCATCGTGTCGATCTCCAACGGTTACGGCGAGATGCGCTACGGCGAGCAGAAGCACGGCGGGCTCGAGCAGGTGACCATCACCCGTAACGACGGCAACAAGTATGCGCTGCTGTGGATCGTTCAGAACAGCTACGATGCCTGGATGCAGGTCCTCTGCCTGCCGCAGACGCCGCGCTGGCAGTATTGAGGGGCCGCGCGATGGTGAACCAGGACCAAATCGCCACGATGATGCGCAACTTCCCGCCGGAGGCGGAGCTGCTGCAGATGTCGCCCGAGGATCTCGGCATGCATCTTCTGAAATACATGACGCGCGCCTACGCCGCGACGAATCGATTCAACTTTCTGCAGATGGTGTCCGGTGGCCAGATCCAATTCAGGTTCATGGAGGCCTGGGCCTGGCTCGTGCGCCAAGGGTTCCTCGCGTATGCTCCGAACGACATGAACGGCCAGAACTACTTCGTCACGCGGGCCGGCGAGGCTGCTGCGCAGCTCGACGATCTCGACGCCTGGCGCAAGGGAAACCTGTTCCCCGACTATTTCGACCCCGCCCTGGCGCGCTACGTCAAGCCGCTTTTCGCGCGCGGCGACTACGACACGGCTGTGTTTAGGGCCTTCAAGGAGGTCGAGACGCGCGTTCGCAAAAAGAGCGGTTTCAGGTCGGAGTACGGGCGCGGCCTGATGCTAAAGGCCTTCGGCGAGACGGGACCGCTGATGGCAGCCGACAACGAGGGGCGGAAGGCGGCACGTGAGATGTTCGCCGGCGCGATATCGTTCTGCAAGAACCCGTCGTCGCATCACGAGATCGATTTTGAGGACCCGCACGAGGTCGTCGACATGATCTCGTTCGCTAACCAACTCCTCCGGATCGTCGATCGCCTTTAGCTCAGTGCCGCAACAGCAGCAGCACGGCGATGAAGGCCAGGACCGCAAGGATCCCGCCAAGCAACGAGTAGACGCGAGGCGGCAGTTCGACGAGGGTGGGCTTCCGAGGCTCGTCGGGGTCGACCGGCGTCGGCGTCTTGGCGCCGTAACTCTCGTCCCAGGTGATCGATTGGATGAAGCCGCCCTCGGTGGCCGGTGACGTCGCCTCCTTGTCGGTGGGCGGCGCCACGTGCAACGTCATCGGCCTGCCAGGCATGAAGCCGCTGGACTTCTGCTTGGTCCACATCGTCGTCGTCAGGGCGACCCGCAGCCGCTCGACGTGGCGCGTGCGGACGGCGTCCAGCACGCGGTCGAACTCGGCGGGCGTGCAGTAGCCTTGGACCCAGAATCCGGCCTCGTTCTCGAGCTCCCAGTCGTACATGCTGTAGCCGATGCGTGCGGCCCACAGGAAGTGGGTCTCGGTCTCGGCTACCGTGCGGAGATGGAATTCGATCTTGGGGTTCTTGCCGACGTCGAAGCCGGCGACCGCGAATTTGTCGCGTCCCTCCAGCTTGGCAAGGCCGCGAAGGGCTGGGGCCGCCATGGTCTTCGGGCCGCGGCTCTTGGTGATGTCGACTGGCTCGAAGCCGCCGTAGATCTTCGGGTCGGTGACGTCCAGGTAGACTAGGTAATCCGGATCCCGGAAGTAGGGCTCCTTGTCGTCGCCCACGAAAAGCTTTCCGCCGCGAAGCACCGCTCGCGGAAGCTTCGGATCGTCATAGGCCATGGATGCAACCCCCGGCACCCCGTATATACTAGGAATTGCGGGCGGCCGAGGGGGTATCGCATGGACAACGAGAAGTGGATGATCTTCGGCGCGATCGTGGTCGCGGTGATCGTGATCGAATGGCTTCGCGCGCAGGCCTTCCAAAACGGACGTCTATCCGGGATCCGCGAGGCGACGCTGCAGGTCTCGAGGAATTGCAACTACCACTACGAGGTGAGGGACGAGCCACTGCCGAAGAAGGTGGACGAGGCGCTGACCTACATGGCCGGCGCCCTCAAGCGCGGGCGCGGGACGAAAGGCAAGAGCGAACTCTACCTCGCAGGCTCCAGCATGCTCGGAGACGCGATGGGCGAGGCGGCCTATCAGAAAGGATTCGACGCCGGCCGTCGGTGGTCGGACTCATCCGACGGCGAGCGGCGCATCGACATGCCGCTCGAAGGCTGGCGCGCGGTCCGTTACCTCGCGCACATCGGTTTCCTGCACCAGATGCCGAACTACCAGCGGATGATTCATTTCCCGTTCAACTCGAAAGAAAAGGCGATGCAGGCTGAAAGCGCGATCGAGAGGCTCGAGTTCGCCATCAACCACCGCGAAAACGATCCGGAATACTCGGACTCGCTCCAGCGCAACATGCTCGTCTGGAATCAGTGGCCGAGCGACGCTCAGGCCGACGCGACCGGTCGCGAGGGATAGACTAAGCACGAGGCCAACCTCATGCGAGCAGCGCGAAGGGCGGCTTCGGGTTAATCGCGTGCGCCGGAACATGAGGCTCGTCACTCGGTCAACTGGCTGAGTCGGCCGAGCAGCGAGCAGTAGCCTGAGACTCGGAGCCTTTGCGCAGAATCGAAACTGACCGCTAGCAACATTACTGTACGGTGATACTGTACTGTGATCCAAGGACAGTCAGGCAGGCGCGGTTAGGTAAGGAGAATCGACGATGTCGCCGCGTCGTAGGGCTGCAGAACCAGAGAACGGGCGAGCGCGCAATGCAATGGAGTTTGTAAAGCTCGGTTTCGGAGATGACTTCGGTCTCGACTTTCGATCGCTGCATTTTAGAACCGAAGAGTTGACTACTGACGAAGCCCAGGCTGTTATGAGGCTCATCAACTATGAGGAGTTTGACGGCGCAAAGATCGCCGAAGCCATCAGCCAGTTCAAAGGAAGGATTGCTGCCTACGAATTCGGGAGAGAGGGATCGCCTGTTCTCTATGTTAGGCTTCCGTATTGGACTCATCAACGCGAGGGCTCGCCGCGACGCAAGGCTGGAGTTCGGATCGAGGACGCCGAGAACGATTCATTGGTCGCGATGTTGAGGGACACGTTTGTTGAGAAACTCGGAGCTTCTGAGTTCGGGGCGGGCGATGTGGTGGATAAGCGAAAGCTCCGCGTGTGGTGGGACTGACGATTGCGAGAAAGACACTCCAGGCACGGCGATCGGGGACGGTCGCGGCAAATGTCTTGCTTTACCCACAAACTCGGACATCACTTGATTCAGCCGGCATGCCAAATGTGCCAAACTCGGAAGAACTCGGTACGAGCAAATGTCTTCCGGGTTACCCTCGAGAGCGGACATCGCTCCATGCAGTCGGCATGTCTCAAAAGTGCCGGTTGCCGACCATTGTCGCGGTAATTTAACATAGATCTACCTGTCAAATGCGGGCGACCGGAGAGGGATGTGGGCTTCAGGATTTCGTGGATTGGCTCACATGGCGAAGGCAAGACCAGCGCGTTGGAAATGGTTGGCCTTAGAGATACCGGCGAGCCGGATGAGGTCAACGAGGCGCCCTTTTCGGGTGCGGAAATTGCGGGCGGTCGGTTCATCATGTTCTCTCATGACTTTCGGTTCGTGTCACGGGAACGTCTCGCCCAGTTATCCATCGATTGCCGCATCATTGCCTGTCAGGTGCCTGAAGGGATTATGTTCAGCGCGGCGTATAGCTACGAACGTGGAAATCGCGTGTGGGAATTGGCGCACAATTCGCAACAAAGCATTTACGATCTGTCCGTCTGTGGATCGCCGCCGCCAGCGTTTGAATCAATTCGCCAGCGTTTGACACGAAGACAGGAAGCGAGGGCTGGCCGCGGCGTCGATTACATCTTCGACATACCTGTCGAGGTAGCTGCCGCTATCTGCAAGCATCGCTATGGGCAATTGAAGTTCGAATGGGGTACACCGCAATTTACTCGGCTCGAAGCCCGATAAGGGGTCAAAGGCAGACTCCGAGGGAATGTCCGGTCATGGCGCAAGGCGGACATTGAAAATTCCATAACAATGGATTAGCGAATCTTTGCCCTGACGCCGGCCGTGGCTATTGTGAGACATGCAGATTGGAGCGCTGCTGGTCCCACGCCGCCGGCAGAGGCTTGAGCAGTTCATCGAGCTGAAGCGTGCTGGATTGGCGCCCAGCCAGGATCGCCTCAATGACGTCTGGCGCGATCAGCGTCAGCCGCAGGATGCGGCTCAGGTAGGAATCATTGACCTTCTCGGCTTTGGCCAATTCTGCGGAGGAGGCGTACTTGCCACTTTCGATCATTTGCCGCCAGCGGTGAGCGCGGACCACGGCCTTGACTAGGGCGCTGTCAACACGGGGAGCAGGCGACCATGGTGTCGTTCCCGGAGGTGACAGGACCTGCTTGCGACCACCGCGCTGAAGAAAGCTCACGGAAATGCTGACGATCGCCGTGCGCCCATCCTTGCTGATACGGGCTTTGCTTGCTTGAGCACTGACCGTCATGCGGCATCCTGTTGGGTGATGGAATTGCCGGCTAATTCGTCGAGTAGCGACGTCACGCCAGCGATCCGGAGCTTGATATCAATGCGGTCAGTCCGGACATCAACCCGCTCGACGAGGAGACCAATGATACGGGACTGTTCGGCCGGGAAGAGTTCATTCCAAAGCGGTTCGAATGCCCGCAGCGAACTGCGGACGTCAGACTCGGTCAAGCCCTTGATGGATTTGCGTGCGATGCGCCAAGTCTGGACGATGATTTCAGGGGAGAGAAGGAGAAGGCGAACCTGGTCGGTCACGATCCTCTCGATCTCAGCGGCGGGAACGCGGGCGATGGGACAGTCGCCAGCGCCCTGCTTAAGGACGGTCTGGCTAAGATAGTAGCGATAAAGCCTGCCATTCTTCCGTGTGTGCGTTGGCGACATGGCGATGCCGGTGGGGCCGAAAATGATACCCTTCAACAGAGCGGGCGTTTGTGTCCGTGTAGCGGCCGCTCGTTTGCGGGGGCTCTCCTGAAACGTCGCTTGCACCCTGTCCCAGGTCTTGCGGTCGATGATGCCGATGTGCTCACCGGGGTAAGAGACGCCCTTATGCATGGCGATACCGACATAAACGGGATTGCTGAGCATTTTGTAGAGCATGCCCTTGTCGATCAGCTTGCCGTACTTGTTGCGGATGTTTTCCGCGATCAACTGCCGCGCCAGCGTGGTGGCGGAGCCGAGTTTGAGGAAGCGCTGAAAGATCGACCGAACGAGCTTGGCATCGACGTCATTGACCAGCAGCTTTCGGTCCTTGACCTCGTAGCCCAGTGGCGCCCAGCCGCCCATCCACATGCCCCGCTTGCGGGATGCCGCGAATTTGTCGCGGATGCGCTCGCCGATCACCTCGCGCTCGAACTGCGCAAAGGACAGCAGAATGTTCAGCGTCAGCCGGCCCATGGATGTGGTGGTGTTGAAGGACTGTGTTACCGAGACAAAAGTGACCTTGTGCTGATCGAAAATTTCGACCAACCGGGAAAAATCCATCAGCGAGCGCGACAGCCGATCGATCTTGTAGACCACGACGATGTCGACTTTGCCGGCCTCGCTGTCGATAAGCAACCGCTTCAGTGCTGGGCGATCAAGGGTGCCGCCCGAGAACCCGCCATCGTCATATCGGTCGGGGACAAGGAGCCAGCCCTCAGCGCGTTGGCTGGCAATATAAGCCTCACAGGATTCCCGCTGGGCTTCGAGGGAGTTGAACTCCATCTCGAGGCCTTCTTCGCTGGACTTGCGGGTGTAGACAGCGCACCGGAGCTTTTGCGGCGCGGAGGGCGTGGCGGGCTGCTTCCTGGTCATGCAGCACCGCGGTGGTTCTTGAGCCCGAAAAACACCCAGCCGTTCCAGCGGACGCCCGTGATCTCCCGGGCGATGGCGGAGAGCGATTTATAGGGCCGTCCCTGATATTCAAAATCGTCGCCGCGAATGGTGACTGAATGCTGGGACCCCTGCCACTCCCGGATCAGACGAGTACCCGCGATCGGCAGGCGTTGGTTCTGCCCCTTGGGCTTCTCGCCTGGCTTGCCGTCGTATTGCTTTCCCAGCACCCGAAGCCGCTCGACGGTTTCCTTTTTCAGGCCGCCATAGGCTAGTTCCTGAATACGGTAAGCCAGCCGGTTCTCAAGGAAGCGACGGTTATAGGGAGGCGGCTCCGTGTCGAATAGCGCGCGCCATTTGACCTTGAGGGCATTCGCCGTTGCGCCCTTTAAGGCAACCAATTGGGCTAAAACTGGATCAGTCATGGGAAGCCTCGGCGGAGTAGGGAGGCACACCACCGCTCTGGTCGGGCGAGAAGTGAAGCGAACTTTCTCCGAATTCGGTCGGTTTTCGACTGGACTTCCGTGCCTCCAGACGCGTGAGGCCAGCGGCCAGGATTTCCGCGATTTCGGATGCCTGGTCGCAGCTTTCGGGATCAGTTTCGGTCGTCTTGGGGCAAGCGCGTCGGGAGGCAGCCATGGCGACCTTACCGCGCCTTCACCGACTGTGGTCGGCTACCCGCGTCACAGGCGGCGAGCCAGGCATCAATTTCGTTCTGGAAGTAATAAATCAGGCGCGGTCCGCAGCGATGATAGGGCGGACCTTCTCCGATCATGCGCCACTTCGCCAACGTCGACCGGCTGACGCGAATATAAAGGGCTGCTTCCCTAGCCCACAGTCGAGGTTGCTCGGAGATCATTCTGTTCACCTTGGCGATCGTGATTCGATAGATGCCAGGGTGACAGCGATTCCCCTACGGTGTCTGGTTATACAACGGGCCGACTTTCCTAACCAGTTTTCCAAAACATGGGGTGGACCATGCCGATGCTTCCTAAGAAGCCTGGATCGAGCAGATGATAACGAAGCCTTCCGGATTTTGAATTTCTCTCTACCCGATAGTAGCTTGCTTTCATGGCGGCAATACCGCCGAAGGCGGGTGTGCCGCGTACCAGGGTGGCCGCGTATTGGAATGCGCTTTGCCATGTTTTGCCAACCCGCTTAAGCATTTTTCTTTTTTCTTCTATGATGGATTTGGAGACGTTTGGTCGCGCACGAAGCTCTTTGAGATCCTCGGGAAATTCGCGCTGCTTTTCGCGAACATCATTGATCGCCTCCCAACGTGCGTAGTCGACCATATCCTGTTGGTAGCGCTCAACAGGCCCCGAAGATCGCCCGAGTTTTTTCGTAAGAGCTCCGTTAAGCACTTTGCAATAGCCAACGCTTGCGGCTTCGATGACCCAATCAGGAGCAGAAATCATGTTCTTACGGCAATAAAATAGAGCCGCGGCGGGCGCCAATTCGCTTCCGCCACGTGTCATGGTCCGTAGCCACTCCAATTCGCGATTGTGAAAAGCATCTAGCGATTCTACTGGCTCGAAGCCTACCGCGGTCGTCATCTCAGCGATCCAAAATTGTTTCTCTAAAGCCAGAATACCTGCTTAGGCGGCCAGAAATAGCACTGATCGTTCTTACGGAACGATCTTCACATTATCCGCGAATCATTCGAGCTGAAATGCTTTCCCCGCATCCGGCGTGCAGTTGCGCCGCGAGAGGACGGGAATGACGCCGCAAGCCCCAAACACCCTGATCGCCCACAAAGCCATTAGCCTGGCGGCGGAGTTATCGAACTCGGAAAAGCGGGTTGCTGCCGCGATCATCGATCATTTCAACCGGCGAACCGGACAATGCGACCCGAGCCTGGATTGTATCGCCGAGCTGATTGGCATGAGCCGTCGTACGGTCATGCGGGCGACGGATCGATTGCAGAAATTGGGGTTCATTCGCCGGATGAGGCATGGAGGCCACTACCATCGTAATAGTTACGAGCCGGTCTGGTCGCGCTTCCTGCAGGTCGAGGCTGATTGGAAGGGGCGGCGTAGCGCCCGACGGGCAAGATTTAATACACCAAAGTTGTCACCTTGTTCGGGTCGATCACGTCACGTTGGTGGTGACACGGCTGACCCCCAAACCTTTCCTAGTAATACTTTAAAGGAAACCTCCGATGGGAAGGCGTTGTTGCAAAAGCCTGATGCGCGGAGCGCGCTGAACGATAAAAGTGGCTCAGCAATAGGAGCTAATCTACTACCGAGTCATCCTAATCGTGCGCGAACATATCGACCATTCGGAAGTACGCCATCTTCGACCGCCGCTCGCGATGCCGCGGAACGTCGATGGAATAACGGATTAACGAACAATCTTCGCGATCAACCATCGATCTATAGCCGGATTGTCGAGGCGATCGACGTCACGCTCATGAACGCGGTAACCGATGCTGAGTTGAGCCATCGAGGCTCGGGCCTAAGGCATCTGATGGACGAGTTGCTCAGGCGGAATGTGATCGATCGGCAGCCGCCGGTACGCGACGAGCGACCCCAGGGGGGCCAAAAAGTTTGGAGGGGTAGGGATCGGACCGGTAGATTAGGAACGCATTTTTTTACGCAAAATTCCGGAAATATTTTTTTTAGAGCAGCCGCTTCGAAAAACGAGCGAGGCACAGATCAAAGGGAAAAAGGTGAGTCAAATCAACGGCGGGGCGCTTTGAAAAACGTCGCGAAATTCGGGGGGGAGGGTTACGCTGTTACCAAACTGAAAACGGGAATGATCGCGGAATGACTGACCAAAACACAATGAACGCTGAGGCTGCCGAGGCGCGCTTGCAGATCGAGTACTGGCCGCTCGATCGGTTGATTCCTTATGCCCGAAACGCGCGAACCCACAGTCAGGCCCAGGTCGCGGAAATTGCCGGAAGCATTCGTGCCTTCGGCTTTGCCAATCCTATTTTGGTCGGCGAAGGCGCCGATATCGTCGCTGGTCATGGCCGGTTGGCCGCCGCTCGAAAACTGGGATTGACGGAGGCGCCCGTCATTGTCCTAAGAGGACTGTCAGATGCGCAGCGTCGACAGCTCGTGCTTGCCGACAACAGGATCGCTTTGAACGCTGGCTGGGATACCGAGATGCTCAGCCTTGAGCTGGCCGATCTTTCCACGATCGGTATCGATCTATCGATTCTCGGCTTCAGCAGCAAAGAACTGGCAGCCGCCCTTTCGTCGGTAGCCGGCGGCTTAACGGATGAGAACGAGGTCCCGGCAGCCGCTGACGTTGCCGTTTCGAAACCGGGCGATATGTGGCAATTGGGACCTCATCGAATCGCCTGCGGCGACTGCACTGATGCAAACCTCGTGCAGGCTTTGTTAGCCGGCGCTGCGCCACAACTGATGGTGACGGACCCGCCATATGGCGTCGAGTACGATCCCGAATGGCGCCATCGCCGGGGCGTTAACAATTCGGCACGGCGGGGAAAAATTAAGAACGACGAGCACGCCGACTGGACCGCGACGTGGAAGCTGTTTCCTGGGCAGATTGCCTACGTCTGGCATGGGGCGCTACGGGCAACAATTGTCGCCGACAGCCTCGCCAACAGCGGCTTCACAATTAGGGCTCAGATTATTTGGGCCAAAGAACGGTTGGTCATGAGTCAAGGCGACTACCACTGGCAGCACGAGCCGTGTTGGTACGCCGTCCGCAAAAAGGGCAATTGGACCGGAGATCGCAAGCAGACGACGCTCTGGAGCATTCCGACCGGCGGACAGGATGTCGAGACAAAGCACTCCACGCAGAAGCCTGTCGAATGTATGCGCCGGCCGATCTTGAACAACAGCGATCCTGGGCAAGCGGTCTATGAGCCGTTTCTCGGAAGTGGCACGACCTTGATTGCGGCTCAATCCGCCGGGCGCGTTTGCTACGGCATCGAAATCGATCCGATCTTCGTGGATGTCGCAATACGTCGCTGGCAGGCCTTTACGGGGGAGGCGGCCTGTCGGGCGGACGGTGGCGAAAGCTTTAACGACGTTCAAAAGAGGGCGGTTGGGGCTCAGCCTACCTCGACTCAAATGGTCGAGGGATCCTAATGCGTGGCCGTCGCCCGAAGCCAACCAGGATGAAGGCGCTAACCGGTAATCCGGGCAAGCGTCCGCCCAACGAGCACGAGCCTCGGCCGGATCCTATTGTGCCAGATTGTCCGCCAGAACTCGGTCCAGCTGCCCAGCGTGAGTGGGCTCGGCTCGTCGGCGAGCTATCATCCCTGAATATGATCACAAGGCTCGACCGGGCTGCGCTCGCAACGTACTGCGGGGCTTATGCGCTCTGGGCCGAGGCGACGGTGGCTATTCAGAAATTTGGTGCCATGGTCAAATCGCCGACCGGATATCCGATGCAATCGCCTTATATTTCGATCGCAAATCGTCAGGCCGAAATCATGATGCGAATCGCGTCTGAGTTTGGTTTTACGCCGGCAAGCCGGAGCCGAATTTCAGTGCCACACCAGAGTGACTTACCGCTTTTCGATCTTCCTGAGGTTCCCTAAATTAATTCGAATGTCTGCTGTTGAGGGAAGGGCCGACGTGGCATCCGAGCGCCGTTATTTCCGGGTTTGACCCAACTCGGACATTGGCCCTAGCCCAAGGGCAACGCCCTATGCTTTGATATGTCCGACGGATCTACCGAGCTCGGGAGGCCGTTTTGACCGACAATCGCGTTGAACGGCGGCTTGC